TCCGGACGAGAATATCTTGGTGTTCTATCAGTTTAAGTTTGACATCGATGTGCTCCGGGAGGCTTTCCCAAAGGCTCGCGTGTTCGGCGATACCGATCACGATGTGGAGGACTGGAACGCAGGGAAAATCAAGATGCTGATAGCGCACGCCGCATCAGCTGGCCACGGTCTCAATCTTCAACATGGCGGCAGGATCATGGTATGGTTCGGATTGACTTGGAGCCTGGGGCTTTATCAGCAGGCGATGAAGAGGCTCCACCGGAGAGGCCAGAAGCGTCAGGTTCTGATTTATCGCCTGCTGGCGAAGGGGACGGTGGACGAGCGCGTGGCCCCAACGCTGAAAATGCGTGCGGTTCAGCAGGATGCGGTGTTCGATGCTACGAGGGCCGTCCTGGATGAGGAGGCTTCCCATGGGTGAGAAGCAGAAAGAGCGGGTGTCGGAGAAGGAGGCGATAGGCCGCATCCTGTCAGGCGTTTCTGTTCGCGGCTTGGCCGACATGTTTGGGTTGTCGGATCACATGGTGCGCACCCGGCTTCGGGGGGTTCCCCCCACCCGCGTTGAAGGCCGGGTGTCTTATTACGCCATTGATGATGCTGCTCCGCTTCTGGTCACGCCCAGAGTTACGGCGGAGGCGGTCCGGATCGCCATCGAGCAGGACGCAATCCCTCCGGAGCTTACCAAGAGATACTGGGACGCCGTTCGGCAGCGTCAGCGAGTCATGGAAGCGGCAGGGGACTTGTGGAGGACGGACAAGGTTCTTGATGTGCTGTCATCGCTGGCCCGGGCCATTCGGGGGGCGGTGACAACGTGGACAGATAATGTCGATCGCGCGTCGGCGCTCAGCCCAACGCAGAAAGAATCTCTCATCCAGCAAACCGATGCCCTCCTGCGCGACGTTCACAAGATTCTAGTTGAAGCCCCTCGCCGCGGGCGGACCCCGAGCATCCGGGAAGATATTGTGACTTCGGAGACACAAGAAGTTGATGATCTTGGAGGGGTGGTGTGATGGTTGCCATGTTCCGCTCCGTAGAGGATATGGTGGCGTTTGTTTCCGACGGAGTTCGCCCCCCGGAGCGTCTGTCGGTATCGGAGGCCGCGGCGCGGTATCGCATGATCTACAACCCAGGGTCATACACAGGCCCGTGGCGAAATGATACCACGCCGTATCTCGTTGATTTTATGGACGTTCTTGCCAGCGACGCCTATTCGTCGGCCATTTTTGTCGGGCCGGCGCAGTGCGGGAAGTCGGACTGCGCCTTTAACTGGCTCACTTACACGATGATCTGCGACCCTGTTGACATGATCATCTACGACAAGACGCGGGACAGCGCGCGCGATATGGCGATCTCCAAACTTGACCGGCTTTACGAGCACACTCCGGCGCTTAAGGAGCGCCTTTTGCCCGGCAGCCATGGGGTGAACACTTTCGACAGGAAGCACCGGAGCGGGGCTTACCTGTTCATCTCCTGGCCGACGAAGAACAACCTGTCGGGAAAATCCATTCCGCGCATCTGGCTCGGAGACTATGACCGGATGCCTCCCGATGTTGGTGGCGAGGGTTCTGCCTATATGCTGGCCTTGAAGCGCGCCACCACGTTCGGCAGCAAGGCCATGGTGGTTGCCGAATCTTCACCGTCGTTCCCCGTGGACATGGACAGGTATATCCGAAAGTCGGACCATGAGGCCCCGCCAACGCAGGGCATTCTCGGCCTCTACAACCTAGGGGACAAACGCCGGTGGTATTGGCCTTGCCAGGTCTGCGGGACGGCGTTCGAACCTTCCTTCGCCAACATGAAGTGGGATGAGAGTGAGGACATCGCCAAGGCCTCCGAGACCGCGAGGATGGTTTGCCCATCTTGTGGCGCTGAGTATTTCGACCAGGCGGTCGGGGGGATGCCTGGCAAGGCGGAGATGAATCGCCTCGCCCGCTGGGTCAAAGACGGGGAGGTTTGGGACCCGAAGACAGGGGAGGTTCGAGGGTCTGGAGCATCATCTGGAATTGCCTCTTTCTGGCTCAAGGGCCCGGCGGCCACTTTCATCTCATTCCAGGACATCGTGAGGGCGTATCTCTCGGCGGAGCGAGCTTTCGAGCTGTCGGGGGAGGAGAACGAACTGAAGGCCGTGGTCAACACCACGCTGGCCGAGCCTTACATCCCCAAGGCGGAGCGGGTTGCGAGGACGGCTGACGAGCTGGCCTCACGGGCAGCGGACTGGGGAGAGCGAGAAGTCCCTGAAGGGGTCAGGTTCCTCATCGCCTCCATCGATCTCCAGAAGCGCGGTTTCGTTGTCCAGGTTCATGGCATCGGGGACGGCTCGCACGGCTACCCAGATGTGTGGGTGATCGACCGGTTTACCATCAACAAGAGCCGCCGCCGTGATTCCGATGGGGACGTGATGCTGAACAACCTCGCGGCATATCCGGAAGATTGGTGGGTGCTTGTGGACGAGGTGATATTGAGGTCCTACCCGCTGGCCGACGGTTCCGGGCGGCGCATGGCAATCAAGCTGGTTGTGTCGGATTCCGCCGGCAAGAAAGGGTTCACGGAGAATGCCTACAGATTCTTCCGGTGGCTTCGCGACGGCCCCGGCGGCGAGTGGCCCGCGGAGCACTGCGATCCGAAGACCGGGGAGCCTCTTTACACGTGGGAGCCGGGGCTTACCGCGCGGTATCATCTCGTCCGCGGCGCGGCCCAGCGCGACGCCCCCCGTATCAAGTTGAAGTATCCGGACGCACAGCGCGGATCAAAATACTCAGGCGCCAGGGGAGATATTCCTGTCTGGTATCTCAACACACAGGTCCTCAAAGACACTGTCGATGCCATGCTGGCGAGAACGGATCCTGGAGGGCGTGTCAATTTCCCGCTGTGGCTCCCGAAGTGGTTTTACAAGGAGCTCACGGTCGAGGTGAAGGACCCGAAGCATGGCTGGGTGAATATGAAGGGATACCGGAACGAGGCGTGGGACCTTCTGGTCTACTGCCGCGCCGCCCTTCTCATGCCTGGAATTGATGTTGACAACATAGATTGGGATTCCCCTCCACCGTGGGCTGCCGAGTGGGACGAGAACGATCTTGTTTTCAGCCCGGAGGAAGAAGAGCACCCCTTGGAGATGCCACGGAGAGATGACGAGGAAGGCAGCATAGCGGCGCTGGCGCAGAAGCTTGGGGGTTTGTGACTTCGGAGACACAAGCCGCTTGAGTAGTCCTGAAATGCGTGTTAACAGAAGGTGAACACGAGTATTAGGGATGCATCATGGCGCTTACGACACAGCAGAAAATTGACGCCCTTGAAGAGGCGATTTTTCGCCTCGTCACCGGCGACGCGGTGAGCGTTGTCGTTGACCAGAATGGAGAGCGCGTTGAATATTTCCGCGCATCTCTCGCCCAGATGCAGCGCTATCTTTACATTCTCAAAGCTCAGCTGGCCGCCGAGCAGGGCAAACCTTTGCCAGGCCGGCCTGGGTTCCCGGTGATCGCATGAAGATGGTCAGGCACATATCAGACGCGGACAGAGCCTTGGCAGATGCAGTAGGCGTGTCGCCAGAGGTTTTGGCTTCTGGGGCTTTTGACGGAGCCGGGCAGTTTGACAAGGATTTTGCCTTGTGGACGCCGCCGCTGTCGTCGCCGGACAGTGAGATTCTCCCAGTCAAGGACCTCCTGGATGCCAGGGCGCGCGACATGCTGCGCAACGACGGCTATCTTCAGGCCGGGGCGCAGCTCCACAAAGATGGCATAGTCGGGGCGCAGTATCGGTTCAACTCGAAGCCCAATCTCGAAGCGCTTGGAATGGCGGAAGACGAGGAATGGGCGAGGGAGTTTGCCCAGGAGCTTGAATCGAAGTTCTCCCTGTGGGCGGAGAGTCACGATTGTTGGGTAGATATGTCGCGGACCATGACCCTCACCGAGATGGTGAGGCTGGCTGTTGGGGTTTTCGCGGCTACCGGAGAGGCTCTCTTCGTGTCTGAATGGGACACGAAGACATCCGGGCGTCCCTACAAGACCGCATTTCAGGCGATTGATACGGATCGACTGCGCACCCCGTCTGACATGATTGTCGATGAGTCTCGCGTCCGCGGCGGCATCAAGTTCAATCGCGCCGGGGCGCCTGTCGGGTATTACATCCTCGATCAGCATCCCGGGGACGCGGGGAGGTTCTTCTCTCCGCAAGACCCGACGAGATACCGGTATGTCCCGGCCAGGCTTCGCAATGGGAGGCCTCGCGTCATCCATGTCATCGACCGGAATCGCCCGGCCCAAGCTCGCGCGGTGTCGTCTTTGGTGGCCGGGCTTCGGGAGATGAAACTTCTCAAGACGTTCCGCGACACGGTGCTGCGGAATGCCGTGGTCAACGCTTCTTTCGCGGCCACCATCGAGAGCGACCTCCCCCCGGAGGTTGCGCTGGCGCAGATTGGCGCCGGAACAGACAATGACCCCTATGTTTCCGCCGCCGTGAGATACCTGTCGGCGGTCGGGCAATACGTCGAGAATGCCCAGGCCATTCGCATCGACGGGGTGAAGATTCCTCATCTCTTTCCGGGGTCGAAACTGCGTTTGACGCCGGCAGGCAAGGTGGGCGGCG